CTATACACCGACCGGCAATAAACCTGCAATATCAGAACTCTATAATCTTGAAACTTACAATTGTCTGGTGAAACAAATTCAGGATTGTAATTTAGACAAGCATACTAAAAAATTTCTTCAGATTGCAGCTTCAAGGCACATTGTTTTCGATTATGGAAAAATTGCTGAATTTTATGCTCATTCAAACAGCATCATTCAATATTTAATGGAAAATTCAGCTCTTGTCATTATAGATTTTAATAAAGCTATTGAACTAGGATATGTTTGTTTAAAGAAAGAATTGTCAGACTCATATTTGGAGGATTATAGCAATGATGAAAAATAATTGCTTCGTTGCATTGATACTTACACATGGGCGTCCAGACAATGTACATACAGTAAAAACATTACGGAAATGTGGCTATACAGGTGATATTATCATAGTATTAGATAATGAAGATCTGAAGATAGATCGTTATCGTAAAAACTATGAAAACATATATGTATTCGACAAAAAAGAAATAGCATCAGAAACAGATGAGGGTGATAATTTCAATGATCGTCGAGCTATTATTTATGCGAGAAATGCTTCTTTTGAAATAGCAAAAGAAAAAGGCTACCAATATTTTATTGAGTTAGATGATGATTATACGGAATTCTCATACACTTATAATCAATACGGTGAAATGAAGCAGAAAAACATTATCAATCTTGATAAAGTACTTGATACTCTAATTGATTTCAAGAATAAAACATGTGCTTTAGCTGTTGCATTAGCTCAAAAGAGGAGATTTTATCGGAGGAAAGCAGAATAATATAGTTCGTGGTGAATTACTTAAACGGAAAGCTATGAACTCATTTATCTGTGATACAAACATGCCTTTTAAGTTTTTTGGTAAAATTAATGAAGATGTAAACACTTATACCTTACTGGGTAGCAGAGGAAATTTGTTTTTTCAGATACCTCATGTCTCACTGAATCAAGTAACAACCCAACAATCAAATGGCGGAATGACTGATATCTATTTGGATAGTGGGACTTATGTTAAGTCTTTCTACACAATTATGTACAAAGATACGCCCAATGGGAAGCGTGTACAAACGCTTACATCATAGTATTAATTGGAATAATGCTGTTCCCAAAATAATTCCAGAAGGTTGTAAAAGATAGCCTTTCTTTATATTTTGATTATAGAAGATTATTCAAGTTAAAGAATGGGTTATTTCATTTTAGTTTTAGTTAGTTATAGTTTATGACAGAGAAGAAGAATCCGGCCGAGAAGAAAAAAAGAGGGCGTAAATCAGAATACAGAATAGAGTATGCCGATCAAGCTCTAAAGCTTTGTTTGTTGGGTGCAACAGATAAAGAGCTCGCCGAATTCTTCTCTGTTTCAGAGCAAACCTTAAACAAATGGAAAAAAGACTATCCCGAATTTCTTGAGTCCCTAAAAAAAGGAAAGAATATTGCGGATGCTAACGTTGCATCTCGGCTATATAATCGTGCTATCGGTTATTCCTGTAAGGCAACAAAATTTGCAACATCCGAAGGAAAAATAACAGACTCTAAAGAATATATTGAGCATTACCCACCTGATACGACAGCCGCTATATTCTGGCTGAAGAACCGGCAACCGGAGAAATGGAGAGACAAAAAAGAAGTTGATGCAAATGTGAACCTTGGTGATGAACTGGAAGGATTGAGTGACGAACAACTACAGGCTATAATTGATGGCAAAGAAGAAGAGTAAAAGACAAATATTGATTCGTAAAGCAAAGGCTGCTACCATACTCCGCAAACGAATATCAAAGAAAGACTTTTGGGCGTTCTGTTTGTACTATGATCCGAAGTTTTTCTCTAAACGTCTGTTCCTAAAGAAGGTCGCAGAAGCGTTCATGCGTGTGTATGAATCATATTCTGCTGGTATAATCTACCGTCTTGCTGTCAGCATGCCGCCGCGTGCCGGTAAGTCTTATATATCATCTCTTTTTATAGCTTGGATGTACGGTCACTTTCCGGAAGAATCCGTAATGCGTAATTGTTGTTCTGATACTCTATACAACAAACTTTCGTATGATACCCGTGATATAGTTAAGTCAAAACGATATAAAGAGATATTCCCTGATATTCATCTGAAAGGTGATAAACAGAATGTGAAGAGCTGGAATGTGGAAGGCGCTCGCCAGGTATCTTATTTCGGTGGCGGTGTTGGCGGTACCGTGATCGGCTTCGGTGCGTCTATGCTCGCCATGACCGACGACTTATACAAGAGCCTAGAAGATGCGTTGTCTGATAATAACAATGAGAAAGTATGGTCTTGGAAACAAGGTACACACGATTCACGTATTGAGGGAAGCTGCTGTATGATTGATATTGGTACTCGCTGGTCCTCTAGTGATGTCCTCGGACGTATGGAAGAAGCCGGCAAGTATAATGAAATCATCCGGATCGCAGCTCTCGATGAAAACGATGAAACTTTTTGCGCTGATGTACATACTACGGAATATTACCAGGAACTACGTTCTGAAACCGACGAAAGTATTTGGATGGCCGAATATATGCAGGAACCGTTCGAGGCCAAAGGGTTACTATTCCCCAAATCGTCTCTCATGCGCTTCAAACTAGCCGATATTGCAGGAAAGAAACCTGATGGGACACTCGGATCTTGTGATACAGCCGATAAAGGTGATGATGATTTCTGCGCACCATTCGCAAAGGTATTCGGACCGAGATATTTCATTACCGACGTTCTTTTCACAAAGGATCCTGTTGAAGTTACAGAACCGCGCCTGGCACAGATGGTTATTGATACAGAGTGCGATCAGCTACGCATTGAATCAAACAATGGCGGGCGTATATTTGCTATCAATGTACGCAAACTTGTTACAGCTAAAAAGAAATCGTGTGTTATACAAGCCCGGCCAACAACCCAGCACAAGGAAACACGTATCATCATGAAGGCTGGCTGGATAAAGAAGCATTGTGTATTCTTAGACGAATCAGAATACCCTAAAGGTTCGGATTATTGGCGTTTTATGAAGTCACTCACTAGCTACAAGCGTGAAGGTGATAACGCTTATGACGATGCACCGGACGGCATGACAATACTCGCAGAGTTTGCCGAATCACTTGGTTTGAAACTAAAAAAATCTACTAGAAAAGTAGGACGTGGATAATTTTTGTATATTTGCAACACAAATGTGTATACACAGATAAACCTAGAGTAAAAGATGAAGATTGGGCACTAACTACGGTGCTTTGTCAAAGCTAACCTTTTTAAAAGGAGGTTTCAATGGAAATTATCTCTTTTATGGCGGCCATTAGCACTATAGCTTTGCTTGTGCTCGAGCTCTACAGAGAATGTCGCAAGAGTAATCGTTAAGAGAATATTCTTCGGAGTACTTCTATTAATCAAACTAGATCATAAAAAATCATAGATGAGACGATTAAAGTCCCAGTTGAATTAGCTACTCAACTGGGACTTTGACATTTTAATAAAATGAAATTGATAGTGAATCTATACAACATTATATCCTTTGCTAGGCTTTATTGACTTCTACAAGGCTATAACTCCCGCAGAAAATCCTCCTTTGCTGCTATATTTTAAGAGAAAAGTATATGCCAGACATTAAGGATATTCTGAAAAATGAAGATTTCGGTAGCATAGTAGGTGATT